TACGTGCAGACGAGCGGAACGCCGATCTACGTCCCGACGATGCTCGCCGACTGCGCTTGCGCGTACAACGCCACGTCTGGCAGCATTCCGAGCCTGTCGGTGAACAGCGTGACGCAGCACTTCTTCCACCAGATCACGGTCGGAACGGGCGTCCCCACGGTGAACGTCTACAGCCCCGGCACAGCAGCTGCCGCCGGCACGCCTCCTGCCTGCGTGGTGCTTGACACCATCGGAGTGCAGTACGTGACCGTGCAGGTTGAGTCGAGCACGGGCACGATGGGTTGCTTCTACGCCTTCCTCTGATCGGAGTCCGCGATGCGGTATGACGTAGGCAGATTCCGTCGCCCGATGCGGCGTGGTGTGATGGAGCAGATGGTTTCGCTGATTTCTCTCGGCGACGGCTCCACGCTCACGCTGGACTTCACCACGGGCGTCCTCGACTCGCGCCTGACGTTCACGCGGGCGAGCACCGGCACGCGGATCAACGCCAGCGGTTTCGTGGAGACGATGAGCAACAACGTCGCCCGCTTCGACTACGACCCGACCACGCTGGCTCCGAGGGGGCTGCTGGTGGAGGGGACGGCGGTGAACCTCGGGAGTTATAGCGAGGACTATTCACAAGCAACATGGTCAAAAGTCAACGTCGATAGGACAACTGGACAATCTTCACCGGATAATCAGACTGGCGCGACGCTGTTGACGGAAAACACTACTTCATACGCAAAACACAGCCTCGAACGAACCACGACAATTACGGCTGGAGTTCACACGTTTAGCGTATGGGTAAAAGGACCAAACACCGAGTCGCGCCGATACGTTTGCGTGCAACTTGCTGACGGACAGGCCACAGCAGCCCGCTACACAATTGTCGCTGATTTGCAGACCGGAACGATTACAGCATCCGGTGCAAACAATGGAACTGCCGGAGCGCCAACGAACACAGCCCACAGCATCACTTCGTATCTAAATGGTTGGTATCGACTGACCATTACTATGAACTGCGTCGCTTCGCCTTTGTATCCCGCAGTCATGTTGAGCGATATCTCGACGTTGTTTGGCGGGAACAATCAGCCGTTTTATAGTGCAGCCAGCCCGTACAAGGGACTAATCGTGTGGGGCGCACAACTGGAAGCGGGCTCCGGTGCCTCCTCGTACATCCCCACGGGCGCGAGTCAGGCGACGAGGAACCCGGACAACTGCTCGCTGTATGACACGACAACGAGCGGAAATCTGTCGTGGTTCAAGACTGCAACGCAAGGAACGTTCTACGTTGAGGCATTCAAGCGCACCGCGGGAACGACATTTGCTGGCGCGATCATTGGTACGCGGGCAAACAGCGGACAGGATTTCATGCTGTATCAGGCGGTTGGCAACAACTGGCTTTCGCTGAACTGGGGCGCGAGCGAATATGTGACCAACTATTCCACGTTGAGCAGCCCGTTCCTCATCAAGGCAGCAGTCGCTTTTTCGCCGCGAACCGGAACGCCGACCGTGGCGGATTCGCTTGTGTCCATCAACGGGGCAAACAGCGCACTCAACACGACTCCGAATGTCGCGCTGCCGTTCTCGTCGGATCTGTTCTGCGTTGGTGCGCGTGGTTCAGCAAGCGGCACGGTGCCGTCGCAGAATTACGCCGAAGTCGCCATTCGCCGGATCAAGTTCTTCCCGACCGCGATGACTGCCGCACAACTTAATGCGATGACCACCCTATGACCGACTACATGCTCCGCACCAACACCGAGGCGCAGATGGACGATGCGCTGGAAGCCGCAGGACTGCTCAATGAGCAGGACATTGGCGGCGGCGAACTGGTCCTCATGCCCGTCCCCGGCTGCTATGTGGACCGCATCGGGCCGATCCCGGCGCAGCTCGACCCCGAGGGCGAGGTGATCCGGCCGAGCGACACCCGGTTCCACGCCAACATCCGCGTCACGTTCGAGCTCACGCCCGAGCAGATCGAGGCGCTGCCGACGTTCACGCCCGAGCCTGGCATCCCGTACCGGGTGTGGGCGTGAAGGTTCTGCTCATAGTCCTGCTGCTCGCCGGGTGCAACCCGGTCGCACGGATCTCGGCGAACGCGACCGCCATCCGCAACGAGGCCGGTGCGCTCATCGACCACGGAAACGCCACTGGCGACCAGGTGGTGGTGCACGGCGCGACCCGCATCGACGAGCACGCGGCCGCGATCCACGGCGACATCCCGAACGTGCAGGCGATCACCCCGGCGTGGCTGTCCACCCTGAAGTGGTGGGGCATCGCGCTGGCGGTCGCCGGCGTGGTGTTCGTTCTGTGGCAGAGCGGGGCGTTTACGGCCGTCCGCATCGCCATCGGGTGGATTCCTCGCCGGAAGGTCGCCGCCGCTCAAATTGCCGTCGATACACTGGACGAATCGCGCCCGGAAGGCGAGCGCGAGCTCATAGCCGCCTTGCGCTCCGACCCGGAGTTCGACGCGGCGTTCAAACGCGCCAAGGGGCGCAGAAAGACATAGGATGATTCTCGCTGACTTCCTCGGTACGACTTGGTTCATCGCTCTCGTGGCCGTGGCTGGCGTCCTCGCCGGCGCGTGGCTCCACAAGAAGTATGGGCACAAGCTCCGCTGACCAGCCCAACGGCGTTCGCGCCAATGGCACTGCGAGCGGGCGTGGCCTACGGGCTGCGCCCGTCTCGCCAAATGAAAACCCCCGCCCGGATATCCGTCGTGAGGAGCCGAGCGGGGGGAGGAGAGAATGGCGATTTAGCGGATTCGCAGGCTTGTGCCGCGGGGCAAGAGCGTCACGCCGGGGATCGTAGCACCCGCTGCCAGCGCCTCGCGCAGCGCAGCCTTGTCGGCCTCGACGCGCACGGCCTGGTACTGCTGTGGGAGCTGCTCGGGCGGCACGGTGACCTCGAGCGGCTGTGCGCCGCCGTTGGCCTGCACCGACAGGCGGAACCGAGCCGTCTCGATCTTGCCCTTCCCGGTGGCTTCCATGGCATCCTTGAGGCGCTGCTTGAGGCGGTCGGCGAGCGCCTCGTCGGCGGCCGCGAGGTCACGCATGCGCTTGGCCTCCTCGGCGCGGGCATCGGCGCGGTTGCGGAGCGACTGGATCAGGGCCGCGTAGTCATCGGCCTTGGCCTCGAGCTCCTCGTCGAGGCCGGCGAGCGCCTCGTCGAGTGCGGCTTGGGCCTCGGCGGTGTCTCCAGCCCCGTCGAGGATGGCCTCGACGAGGGTGGCGATTTCGGTCTGAATGGCGTACAGGTTCATGGTGTGTCTCCTCGTATGGTCAGAAGGGCAGATCGTCGGCGTCGATGACGGCGGCGACGGGTGCCGGTGCGGGGGCGGTGCGGATCACGCGCATGATGGTGAGCGCACCCCCGACGCGGGCGATGTCGAGCCGCAGCTCGCTGTCGATGGCCTGCTCGCACAGGTCGGCGTACTCGGCGACGGTCGTGGCGATCCAGGCGGTGCCGTGCTCGCCGGCGGCCTGCACGGCGATGGGCTTGCCGGGACGGCGCACCACGCGCTGGATCAGGAACAGCCCCTCGTACTCCTCGGGGTAGGAGTCAGCGGGCGCGGGCGCTGCCGGGACGGCCGGGACGGGCGCAGGGGACTCCTGCGCGGCTTTGCGCTTGCGGACGGGCTTCGGGGCATCCTCGGACACGGGCGCGTCCTGGGGCATCGTGGCGGCTTCCACGACCTCGGGGGCCGGGAGGGCAGCGCGGCTGCGCGGGGCGTCCTCAACGATCTCCGTCTCGCCGTGTGCCTCAACGTATACGGGAGCGGCACCGAGCGCATCCGGGCAATGCTGCTTGTACCCGCTAGAGATGCAGCGAGCGAACAGCATCGCCTTCGGCCACTTGCGCCAGTTGTCGCCGCCAAGTTGCGCCCGCCGTGCATCCTCGAGCGTGAACTCGGTGGTGCCGATCTCCTCCCACTTGCCGTCCATCGTGCGACCGAAGAACACGATGCTGCACTCGGTGTCCGAGCATGTGGCGCGGTAGTCGTACTTCCCGGCCCGCTTGATCGAGGCCGCCATCAGGTTCGCGGCCAGGACGGCCTTGCCCTTGATGATGTGCAGCCCAGTCATGGCGTCGTAGTCGGACAGACCAAGCCCGCGACCGATGATGATCTTGGCGCACGCCGCCGCCTCGGACTGGATATCGGGAAACATTCCCGATGCCTTGAACACCTGTGCCACCGTCATGGGGTCAAGCTGCGCCTGACCAATTCGTGCAAGTTCCATATGAGTCTCCTCTCGTATGCGTCGCCTCGGGCACGCGCCCGATCACGACAGGAGAACTATACGGGATCGTATTGGGCTTGTCAAGCGATCTTGACGGCGACAATCCCGGTCGCGTTATTCCCGCTGGAATTGTTCGGGGTATCCGCACGAAGTACGTCGGACGCAAGTGTCCCAGACGCGTACAGGCCAATGGTCGTGGAAGCCGTGAGCGTGATGATCGCATTGCAGCTCAAGGCAGCGTAGTTGTTGGCGACGCTGGCGTGATACTGCTGGACGCTTGCGTAGTGCGTCGTCCCATTAGAAATGCGGATGTTGTAATTTCCAGCCGTAGTCGTGGTCCGGCCAATAGTGGCGCTTGCCATGACAAGCCAAGTACCACTTGCGAGAGTTACTTGTGGACCCACATACCACGTGTTCGCAACAGACATTGTCAAGTTAGACGCGAGGAATGCAGAGGCGTTTGACAGCGACGGCGCAGGACTTGCGACATTCGTCGGCTCCCAACGCAATCCTTTCCACGCGAGCACTTGATTGACTTCAGCCCCCGATTGATTCAGATCGGAAACGTCGTGGCTATGGCTTGCCCTTGCCGCCCTTGCATTCGTCCGCGGAGTTGACAACAACTCGGCGACTTTGCGCTGAAGAAGATTGTACTTGTGCTCGATCCGCATGGTCGCATGATATCTACGCCCAAACCTTCACAATCGTTTCAGCGCGGTCCCCGTACTCCTTGCACGCCGACAGGATGGCGACCTGCGAATCGTCGGCGTAGACCACCCCGGTCATGGCGTCGAGGGCAGCTCTGCATGCCTTGTCCAGATCCGGACGCCTGGGCGCAGCCGGCGCGGTCGCCTTCAACGCACCCTTCGCCGTGTAGTGGCTGGCAGGTCGCACGAAGCGGAACAGCAGTTCCACCGCCACGGTCCCCGTCGCCGGCGGCTCGGTCCACGCCTGACGCGCCGCCAGCGCGAACACGGCGCGGTACGGCTTGACCTTGGCCGATGACTCGAGCAGCAGGATGCGCCCGCTCCTCGAGCGCACGGCCCGCTTCGATCCTTGGGGTGCTGCCTCGCCAGGTACGGTGAACGTAATCATTCTCGCCTCCTGTGGTTCGTCTCCCGCAGGATGAACGAGTTCACTTGTTTCATTGCCTTCGCAAGTTCAAGACGCAGGTACACGACCTCCTGCATCAGTTCGATAGTGAGTGGATCATCGGTCCCGCTCACGCGGACGCGGTCCACTACGTCCTCCTCGTGCTCGCCTCTCCCCGGTTGCATCTCATCCCTCGCCTTCGTACAGGATGCGGCTGATGCGATGTGGCAACACGGCCCGCAGTTTGCGTACCTCGTCGCGCAGGGCGCGGATCTCGCGTGCGGCCTCGCGGCGCTCCTCAAGCGCCATGTCCCCCATCCCAGGCCAATACAGATCGAGGCGCTCGAGGATGTCGCGGTCGTTGTGCTCGTCGCCTGGGTCGCTCACTTGCCGTCCTCCTGTCTAAAGCAATCCCAACCACGGACCGTTGCGGTGTCGCGTGGCGTACTGCCCGTGTCCAATCCCTGCCACACACACACCTCCCGCCTCGCCTCGTCGCGCTCGGTAATCAGGTCCATCACAACGCGCTCAAGGCGCACGATCTCATCGGCGGCTTCGTCCATGAGGCACGGCGCGAGGCAGTCGCGGTTCGTTCGCAGGCGGTTGACGATGTCTCGGGTCATAGGATTCCCTTGAGTATGGCTGGCAGGGGCCGGAGAACGCCCCCGGCCCCCGCCTTCTCCAATACACGGCTCGTTCGTTCCTCGGCGGCTTCGCGCTGGAGCTGCTCGATGCAGTCGGCGACGCCGTCGAAGAACCGCGCCTCGGCGCGACAGTGTTCGGCAAACTCGTGGTGCCGGGTGGGCGTGCGCTCGGCAGCGGCGGCACGCTCGTCGGCACGCCGGCGGAGCAGGTGAATGGCGTAGTCGGCGTTCATGGCGTCGCCCCCGGCCCGATGGCGCGGATGTCCTCGCCGATTTCGGATTGAAGGACACGCATGATCTCCAACATCGGGAACCCTTCCGGCACCGATTCTGCGGTGAGGATCTGTGTGCTGTCCACGTACAGCGCAACTACGTTCCACGAGAGCAGCGTCCAGATCGTTCGCACGCGGCTGCCGTGGTAGTGGAAGTCCTCTCGCTGCTCGGCCATCCAGCGTGCGTCAATGGACGCTTGCACTTCGTGTTTGTCGCAATATGCGGCAACCTCTGGGGCATGCTCAAACAGACCGCCGTGCAGCGTCATCGTGATTTCAACGGTTCTCATCGGAGCCTCCACACGCGAATGAGGCGACCGTGCGACGATGGCCGGCGCGATGGCACGACCTGCCCGGTCCACACGAACTTCTCGTCGAAGATGCTGCCACGAGCGTTTCCGAGGTCGTTGTAGTCAAGGCCATTGTGGGCCATGAGGTTCGCTACCTCGTCGCTCGTCACGGTGTCGCCGTCGCGTGCAATGAATGCCGCGAACCCGCGAGCGGTTGCAAGCAGTTCGGCGCGATTGATGCTCGCGAGCAGCTTGCCGACTTCCTTGCGGCGATTCGCCTCAATAGGGTCGAAGAGCGTCATGCGGCCCTCCGTCCCGTAAGGGCGCGGACGTTCAGGACGCCTGGGTCGCGCAGCGCGTAACCCGTGTGCGGCACGTGCTCAATGCGGACTTTGAACATGGCGCGTGCGGTGTCGAGCAGGTGATTCACGGCGCGAGGCGTCACGTCCCACCGCGACGCAAGTTCCTTGCGAGTCATGGGTCTACGGTCAAGGGCCGCGACCAGCCACAGGATGCGGCGCACGTATTGCGTTTGGTCAAGCCTCACAGGGTCACCTCCGTCTCGGCGTGGACGGACAAGAACCGACGCTCGGCGATTTCCATCTCGATGACGGCGGAGTCGAACTCGTGCTCGGCGTCAAACGGAATCTCGCCCAGGCGGTGGTGAGCCTGCACGACTTCCATGCTGTAAGAGTCGCCGAGCTCCATTGCGCATGCGAGCAGCACGTCGTTATGCCGCTTGCGAAGGTCTGGGCGTTCGATCAGGTTGGTAACGGTGTCTCGAATCTTCATCGTTCTCTCCTCGATGACGTGCGTGTTTTGGCAACGTGCCGCAACCCGCTTGCGTATGTGTAGCCATGCGTATATCGTCAGTCAAGATGGAACCCGTGAGAAATTCCGACAATTTTTTCTTACAACGGGAAATAGGCGGATCGGTTGCTATGGTGCCGTTGGATGGGCGCGACGATCACGCAGCATCAGCCCGGATCGTTCACGGTCGAAATGGACTTCGACGGAGCCGTGCCATCCATTGACTGGTCGCAGGAATACCTGCTGATCTCCGACGCTCACATTGATAACGCCCACGCCGACAGGGGGATGTTCGAGCGCCACATGCGCCAGTGCCGCGAGCGCGGGGCCAAGTGGCTCTCGAACGGAGATTTCCTGTGCCTTTTACAGGGAAAATGGGACCCGCGCAGTGACACTTCGGCCTGCCGGCCCGAGCACCGCGAGGGGCGATACCTCGATGCGGTCATCAATACAACCGCTGACTACCTCGCGCCGTGGGCAGACATGGCGCTTCTGTTTGCACCTGGCAACCACGAAACCGCGGTTCGCAAGCGGCACGAAACAGACATGAACGAGCGCCTGGTCGAGGCGCTCAAGGCCCGGAACAAGGACTGCCGTGCATATGCAGGCAGTTATGCAAACTGGGTGCGGTTCCTTGTGAGGCACAAGAACCGCCGGCAAATCTTCGGGAACAGCGTCGTGATGTACATGCACCACGGCTACGGCGGCGGCGGCCCCGTCACCCGTGGCACGATTCAGACCTCACGCATGGCGGTCTACCTGCCAGACGCCGACGTGATCTGGACGGGCCACACCCACGACGAGTGGATCATGCCGATCCAGCGGGCGCGACTGACCCTGCAAGGGCGACCGTACCTTGACCGCGTGCTGCACGTCCGAAGCCCTGGGTACAAGGACGAGTTCAGCGAGCAGAATGGGTGGGCCGTTGAGAAGGGCATGCCACCGAAGCCGAAGGGTGCGCTGTGGCTGCGGTTCTGGATGGACAACCTTCGCAAGAACGGGGTCGCTAGCCGTACGCTGCGCTGCGAGGTCCGTGAAGCGCAGTAACTGACCGTTTCAGAAGGACAGATTCAGGAGCATCCATGCCAACGCCAGCCAAGGGCAAGCGATTCGTGAAAGTGGTACGGAACCCGGAGACGGGTCGCACTCGCAAGGTTTCCTACGGTCAGGCCGGGAAGGCCAAGAGCGGCGGCGACCGCATCAAGCCGGGGACCGCCAAGGGCGACGCCTACTGCGCTCGCAGCTTCGCGCAGATGAAGGCGCACCCTGCGGCGGCACGAAACCCGAACAGCCCGCTGCGGCTCTCGCGTGCGAAGTGGAAGTGCAGCGGCAAGACCTCGAGGGGCTAACCATGGCGAAGAAGAAGGCACGCGGCCTGTACGCGAACATCAACGCACGGCGGGCCGCCGGCACCAGCCGTCCGAAGTCGAAGTCAACCGTCAGCCCCTCGGCCTGGAAGGCGATGAAGCGCGGATTCAAGTGAGGCACCCATGCGCGTCCGACTCGGCGGCAAGTACTGGACGCTGCGGTTTAGCCCGAACCTGCACGACTACGGCAACATGGTCGATCCCGGCAAGGCGGCTGGGCGGATGCTGCGCGTTGCCACATGGCAGAGCGAAGAGGAGCGTTTAGATACCACGCTCCACGAGGCGATTCACTGCTGCCGGCCAGAGCTTGACGAGCAGGCCGTGACCGACCTCGCCAACGACCTGTCGCGTTTGCTGTGGAAGCTCGGGTACAGGCGCGAGCAGTGATGTTCAAGAAAGTGGAAGTTGCGTACACGTTATTGCGACGTGTACGTTCGATCACTATTCCTCCCAGTACACATCCTCGCCACGGCGGTACTTGGCGAGGTCGGCGTCGCGCTTGCACGACGTGAAGTGCTTGTCGAGGAATCGGCAGTAGTTGTTTGGGAACAGGATGAACCTGCCGTCCACGCGCTCAATGAGGTTAAGCGGCTTGTGCTCCTGCGGGTAACGACTGAACCCGTCACTCCAGTCAATGACGATCCCGGTATGCCGGCCGCAGAACCCGCGCTCGGCGCTCGTGCCCATCACATTGATTCCCTCGAGGTACTCAAGGTGGATCGCCTCAACATGGTCGCCCATCGCGCCCCAGGGCTGGAGGTGTGACGGCTCGCAGAACCCCGGCAGCGGGCTGCGCTCAAACGCCTTGGGGTCGTGCGCGAGCTTGTGCAGCGGGACGCCGCACCATTCCGCGCCCGTCTCGAGCAGGACGTGCGCCATCACGATCTGGCCGGGGCGGGCGTAGATCGCGTGCCAGATGCCACGGGTCGTGCCGGCGGGCATCGTCGGCCCGAGGGCCGTGTTGCACACATGCACATACAGGTGAAACGGGAGATTGGCGTGGCGAGGCATATGCGCGATGATATACTTCGTGTGCGGAGATGCGGGAGTGCGGGAGTCGGAGCCCTATGACCCGCAAGGGGATCGCCAGAAGGCCGCGAGGTACGACGCGATCCAGCGCAACCTTTGGGGTAATGACAACCTGCCGCCAAGGGACAGACCAGGCGAAGTCCGGGTGCTGTCTCATGTGACGAAACCACGGTCGCTGGAGCGAAAGTGCTACAGATCCGCACAAGTGTTGGCGCGTGAATATGCGTGAAGCAGCGTGAATATGCGTGAAGGCGCATACACGACGCCCGTTGACCGATAGCGGTCAATGGTTGCTTTCGGTTGCCGAAGCGCGGCCGTTCTGTATGCGTTTCGGTGAACGCATACAACTTTTGGGGGCGGATGCAGCTGTGGTAAGAACAAACGCGGCCCGGGACTTTCGTCAACCAGGCCGCGCTTCCGGGGGCTAGATTGTCGGGTCGCGCCGCGCTTGGCGGCTCCAACCGCCTCGCCTCGTCAGAGAGGCACGCCCGACGAGAACATGATATACTATCGACGGCCCCGTGCGAGGGGCACGAGCGGGTGGAATCGCTCTACAACCAAACAACCGTGGGCGGGCTAGGTTGCTTCCACCCGCTCCCAGCTCGCCCCGGCTTTTGGAATTCTCTATGGCACGAACTAAACTCACGCCGAAAACGCGGTTTGAGGTGTTCAAGCGCGATCATTTCAGGTGCTTTTATTGCGGTCGAACACCGCCGGATGTGGTGTTGCACGTCGATCACGTTATTGCTGTTGCCAATGGTGGCACGAACTCCCAAGACAATCTTGTTTCGGCTTGCATTGACTGCAATATCGGGAAGGGTGCCAGACCGCTGACGGCAGTTCCTGACGCTTTGAGCAGCCATATTTCTCGGATGCAAGAGGCGCGGGAACAGCTTCAGGCCTACAGCGAATTGATGCGCGAAATGCAGCAGCAAGCAGACGATGCTGCGTGGGAAGTGTTGCACACGCTTGGATTAGACGAACTGGAACGCGAAGGAACGATTCGTCAGGATTGGCACAACGGCACCAAGGTGTTACTTCGCCATACAAGCAAGGAACAATTGATGGAGTTTGCCGTTTGGGTCAACACCAACTTGTGGCGTAAACGCGACCGGGCCAAGTTCTTGTGCTTCGCCAAGGTGGCATGGAACCACATCAAGGGGGTCACGCCGCTCTTGGAACCGCGATAGGTTTCAAATAGAAGCGGCGTGGACCGAAATCCACGCCGTTTCCTGCGCTTGCATGGTGGCACCGGGGTGCTATCATGCGGGCGTCCAATTCCTGCGCGCTTGCATTGTAGCGAACGTGCCTCTAGGGGCAACAATGCCGCAGACAGATCCCGGCGCGGTAGGGGATCATGGATGTAGACGCAGGGAAGCGACCCTACCCTGCGCCACCGAAAGGTGCGCTCGCCCACGAACGCGGCGGCTGGCAGTCCTCCAGCGAAATGGTGAAATTCGTGGCATCGACTGAAGCGCGGCTCCGTGCGGGCTGGTCGAACGTGGCTCCCTTGCGGGGTCACGCTCCCTCTGCGCTCACCGTGTGAACTGAAATCAGCCCGGACGCCTCCTGCGGCGAAACGCTGTAACGATGCACAGGGCCGGATCGAGTTCACTTCCTCACAGATACATCCTCTCCTCCTCTCCCGACCGTAATTCCCGCGTTGACAGCCGGGAGTGCCTGCCTGTATACTCTCGCGTATGCAGACGATTACTTGGATGGACAACCAGGCGCTGATGGCCGAACTGTGGCCGAGGTGGAAGCTCGAACCAGCCCTCGCATCTGTAATCCACGAGAAGTGGTCGCGGCTGCACCAGGACAAGTTGCGCGACTGCATCCGGCAGCATCGCATGGAGCGCGACACGAAGCCTGATATCTCGGCGATCCACGCGGCGTACTGCGCGATCACGCCGGACCACACCGGAAAGCGAGAGGTGTTGAGGACGAAGAAAGAGGCTGAACGTGTCGTAGGGCCAACGGACTCGGAGATCGAAGCGTGGGAATACTGGGCACGCGAGATCCTCGCCACCGCAACGCCGGCAGAGATCGCGGCAGCCAAGGAACGGCTCGGATTGGTGTCGCTCGGAAAGCCACGCATCCTCGCCATCGCCATTGAGTATTGCCGCAAGAATCCACAGGTTCCGTAACACGCAACGGTAAACTGCCGCCATGCGACGGCGGCAACACCCCATCCTCCTCGCCAACATGGATGACTGCCTCCTCGGCGTCATGTACCCAAAGGCCACCGACCGAGCAGGAATACCCGTTGCCGTATACTCGGCGGACATGATCGCAGCCCGCCTGCGCGACCAGCATGACATGTCCATCGGCGAGGCACGAACCTTCGTCACCGACAACATCGAAACCAACGAACTCGGACCCGGAACCCCGCGCCTGATCTGGGCAGCAACGAGCGAAGATTTCGGCGAACCCGTGTGCAAAGCCTGATATACTGCGGGCAATGGATATCCATTCGTATGACGATTTCAAGGCGGCCGTCACCACGGCCGTGGTGTCGCAGGGACGCACCCGTAGCCAGGTCGCACGCGACCTCGAGCAGCAAGGCAGACTCCGCGCACATACCGTGATGTGCCTGCTGTCCACCGCGCCCGTCATCGGGAAGCGAACCGCCACCTTCGACTCCGCCATCACACTCGCCGATGCCGCAGGACTCCGCATCACGCTCACCCCGAAGGAATCCGCCTAATGCCAAGCAAGTCACCCGCCCAGCGACGGCTCATGGCAGCCGCTGCCCACAGCCGCAGCTTCGCCAAGAAGGTCGGCATCCCCATGTCCGTCGCCAAGAAGTTCAACCGCGCAGACGTGAAGGCAAAGGGCAAGAAGCGCAAGTGACCAAACTCGCGGCCTACGGTGAGAACGGCCGCCGCGTCGGCGAAACACACCACAATGCCACGATCCCCGACGAAGTCATCCAAGAGATCCGAGAGCTCCACGAAGAGCACCGATGGGGCTATCGTCGCATCGCCAAAGCCCTCGGACTCCGCTGGACCACCGTCAGCAAAATCTGCCGCTACCAACGCCGAGCCTGTCTCCCCGCCGACTGGAAACGCCCTCGTCAAGCGAAAGATCGGCCGGCCAGCCCTGACCAAAGCACCTGAACCATTTGCCAGCGAAGTACTTGCGTGGATCTCCCAAGGCAAGACCTTGCTCGCGTATTGCGAACAGAAGGGCAAGCCAGCAAGGCAAACGATCACCGGGTGGTTTGACCTTGATCCAGAGTTTTTCAGTCACTACAAGGCCGCACGCGAGACAGGCTTCGAGGCCATGTTTGAGCAGTGCGGGGAGATCGCAGACATCGAGCCGGAAACGCCCGTCCAGGCCGCGTGGAGGCGATATCAGATCGACACCAAACTCAAGATCCTCCGCATGGCAAACCCGGCCAAGTACGGCGAGAAGGTCGCCGTAGATCACGGCGGCGGAATCACCCTCAACGTCATCACCGGCGTCCCGGATGGCGAATAAGACCATCCGCCTCGGATACGAGCCTCGGGACTGGCAGCGGCGGTGCCACCTCGAGCGCCGGCGGTTCACCGTCCTCGCCCTGCACCGACGCGCTGGCAAGACCGAACTCGCCCTCATGGAACTCCTCCACCGGGCGGTGAAGTGCCAGTCGGATCTCGGGTTCTTCGTGTATGTGGCCCCGTTCCTAAAGCAGGCCAAGGCCATCGCTTGGGCGCGACTGAAGCAGAAGATCGACCCATTCATCCGCACCGGGTCCGTGGACGTGAACGAGGCCGACCTCGCCGTCACGTTCAAGTCGAACAAGGCCACGATCCGCCTGTTCGGCGGCGACAACCCCGACGCCCTGCGTGGCGTTCGGCTCGACGGCTGCGTCATCGACGAGGTCGCGCAGATCAAGCCCGAGGTATGGGAGGCCATCATCCAGCCCGCCCTGTCCGACCGCCGCGGCTGGGCGCTGTTCATCGGCACCCCCGCCGGGATCAACCTGTTCAGCGAGCTCTACTACCGCGCCGCAAGCGGCTCCCTCGAGGACTGGTATGCGGCGAAGTACACGGTCTACGACACCGACGCGCTCGCGCCCGACGAGGTCAAGCGCCTCGAGCGCGACATGCCCGAGGCTGCGTTTGCACGCGAATACCTGTGCGACTTCAGCGCAGCAGGCGACGATCAGCTCATTGCGCTCGCCGACGCCGAGAACGCCGCGCAGCGCCAGTACCAGGACGGCGACATCATCGACCAGCCGCTCATCGTCGGCGTGGACCCGGCACGGTTCGGGGATGACCGCAGCGTGATTGTGCTGCGCCAGGGGCTACGCATGGAGCCACCCATCGTCCACCACGGCATCGACAACATGGCGCTCGCCGCAGCCATCGCCAACGTCATCGAGGACCGCGACCCGGACGCCGTGTTCATCGACGCCGGGGCAGGCGCGGGCGTCATTGACCGCCTGCGGCAGCTCGGCTACGACGTGACCGAGGTCGCGTTCGGCGGCAAGGCGACCTACGCCAACCTGTTCGTCAACAAGCGCACCGAGATGTGGTGGGCCATACGCGAGTGGATACAGGCGGGCGGCTCGATCCCCAACGACATCACGCTGAAGCAGGAAATCAGCACGCCGATCTACTGGTACGACGCCGCCGGCAAGCGCGTGCTCGAGTCGAAGGACGAGATCAAGAAGCGGCTCCAGGGCGGCGGCAGCCCGGACATGGCCGACGCGCTCTGCCTCACGTTCGCCTACCCGGTCGCCAAGATGCTGCCACGCGAGGTGCGCGAGCGTATTGACACGCGACCGACCGACTACGACCCGTACGAAGAGATCAGTACCCGTAACCGCTAGACGGAGGTCTACAGTCATGGTCAGGCAGGCAACCGAGCAGGACATCGACCAATTGACCGCAATGGCCCGC